CTCAGAGGCTCGTTTGAAGGTATCGCTGAATTTAGACACAAGAAAGCAGGAGAGGTTTCCCCCTCCTGCTTTTGTCAACTATGCTACTGGAAGTCTTACTGGTTGTTGATCTTGACCAGTTCGGCGGAAGTCGCATCGACGATCTTCTCGTCGGTGTGGTGACGAACGCGAACCATGTCACCGCGACGGGGTTCCGAGCGGTAGGTTTCGGTCTGGAAGAGGCTTGGGCTGTCAGCAGTCCAAACCATCGTGCGGCCAGCACCCATGGCGGAGAAGTCACCACCTTGGACGTTACCGAGCCAGAAGTAGTCGCTGCCCCAAACCTGAGTGAGGGTTGCGGAGGCTGCACCCTTCTTCGAAGCATCGTAAGTAGCGGCTGCCACATAGACGTTCGGGATGTTGAAGGCTGCACCGAGATCCTGAGCGTTCACCAGACGGTAGCCTGTGCCAGCACCGATACTTCCGTAGAGGAAGGTCTGGAGCTTGCCGGAACGACGGATGCGGTTGAACATCGAGTCATTCAGAACCATGGTGTTGGGGAGGGCCGCCTTGCGGGTCAGACGCTCCTTGGCGGCCATGAGGTCGGCTGCAATGTCGATGGTTGCGAGGTTGCCCTCGGTGTATTCAACGCTGGAGTTGGTGGTGGTGAAGACGGACTCGTCAAAGACCTTACCGGCAACGCGGATCTCGTAGTCGAGCATCATCATGCGAGTGATGAGTTTCGAGGTGAGAACCTCAACGTCGAAGAATCGGCTCATGTCACGGACGAACACATCATCGATACGCTCTTCGAGACCGCGATCCTTACAATCGAAGGTGTCGGTGGTGATCTTGCGATCGACTTCATTGTAAGTGCCGGTTGGGCCACGCTTGGTGGATTCGGCTCTCAGAAGCTCACCCGGGGAGATCGAAATCTTCGGGAAGATGCCACTTTTGACGGGGGAAGGAAGAACGGGAAGAATCTTTTGACCAATGTAGTATTGGTCAGCCTGAGCGGCCTCCTCTACGAAGGTGTTAAGATCCTGACGGATTACTGCTGCGGAGTTAAGATACATGGTATGTTCAGTCTATGTTGGAGGATTAGCTTGCTGCACCGGCATCATCCACGGTCAGCACGTTAGCACTGAAGATCACGCGAACGATGTCACCATCAGCGGTGGATGCTTCGAGAGCATTGCCAACTGCGGTTCCAGAGCCAGCGTAGTCTTGGACTTTACCACTATTGTTGAGCTTCACAGCCGCGCCCTGAGCGATCACGCCAGCGGCGGTCACGTAATGGACGGGGAAGGAAGAGAGGAGGGCTACATCACACATACTGCCATCAGCAGTATCTTGAAGTGCAGTTCCGATGATCGCAGTCGAAGCGGCAGCGGCGGTTTCAACCGTGCCGGAAGCAGTCAGACGAACGAGGGTGTGAGCGGTGATTGCTGCATCCGCTTCGAGGGAGATTACGTTATTGGAGTTCATGGCGTTTCTTTCTTGATTTGGGTTTCCGAATTAGCCGATCACTCCGTTACGACGGAGCCAATCGGTGTGGGCTCCCTTGTTGTCGCGAGCGGCCAAGGAGATGGCTTCGGATTTGGACTTACCCTCTTCAAGGTGAGTGGAAATGATTTGCTCAAATTCGCCTTCGCCCTTGGTGAAGTCACCGCCCTGATTGGGAGTGCCAAGTTCGACTGCGTGGCCGCCATTGCTCTTCAGAGCGGTTTTGGCTGCACTGAGTTGCGCTCTGAGATCATCGTTTTGAGCTGCAAGCTCGACGATCTTGTTTTCGACCGATTTGAATTGATGCTCAACTTCGGCAGCGGCTTCGGCTTGCTCCTTAGCATGGATTTTGGCTTCGAGATTAGTCACGATCCGCTCGAGACGAGCAAACTCGCCACCTTCCTCGCCGGAGGGTTGGGCTGCGGCTGCTTGACCGGCCATGGTTCCAACTCGGTTTTCACCGTCGATGTCCGTGCCGCCGCTTTCGCCGCGACCTTCTTCTTCGCCTTCTTCCCCGGCTTCCTCGCCGTAGAACTCGTCGATTTCAGAGGAGATGATGGCTTCGATCTCGTCCTCACCGTAACCTTGCTCACGCAGGGCTTCGATTGCTTCGGAGATTTCTTGCTCAGTAATTTCTTCCGGCTGGCCTTGGCCATCTTGCATTCCTGCTTCGATGGAGTCAAAACGCTCGTCGTAAGAATCGAGGCGGCTACTAATGTCGCCGATGGCTTTGAGAACTTCGTTAATATCGCTCATTTCAATTTTTGTTTGGTTGTCAACTTCTTCGTGTAGGAGGGGTTCCTCGAAGAGACCTGTTGGATTGGCTGCCGGTTCGGGAACCAAGTCCGCAGAGATGATCCGATCGACGCGGGCTGCTTTGCCCGTGCCGCAGTCTTCAGGCTTGCCGGTGAAGGCCACAGAAAGGCCAATCGACTCAGGCATTTCCCGAAGCTGTTCAAGCGTCTGGTCGTAGTCCTTGTGCTTCTTGAGCAGTGTAAGGTCAGCGACCAGCTTTGGCC